AGATTCGCATGGAAAAAAGATAGTCGATTTTGTACTTACGGAAGAAGCCGATCGCTGCTCCTGTGAATCTACCTGTACTCTCAGTGTTGAAGAACAGTGTGCGGCGGTTGCCAGAGATATTCGAAAGTATATTGGTCAGATTGATGTGCATGATCCTGATGCCGGTCGGAAGTTGGAAGCTCTTATTCGCGGCGATCATCCGGAGAGTAAACAGATAGGGTAACACCCTTCCCGGCAAGGTATTGGCTAGATTAAAATGGTCACTTTTGTTGTTCCGTGATGATCTAAGTTAATAATTACTATATGTTCAGGTACTAAATAAATAGCATATACGTCTGGATACGGTAGATACAAATATATCTTCGTCATCATAAACACCCCTCGCTCCCTGCCGGAGGAGGGTGCCGCACTATTTTAGCAAAAAATGTTTTCATTTTGGATATAAAAACAGCCCCAGTGTTGGAGCACCGGAGCTGATCCGATCTTACCGGGAAACCCGAATAAAATCACCCTAGACAAGTGCATTTTATCATTTTCCCGGGGATTTTGCAAGTCACCGGGCATTTTTATGCCCATTTTTAGGAGGATGATACTATGGCAACAGCTTACAAATTGCCGAGTGGAACATGGTGTATCAAGCCATACAGCCATTCAGAGCCGATGTACAATGCGGACGGTTCCCCCGTCCTGCAGAAAAACGGTAAGCAGAAAATGAAACGAATCTATAAGACGATTACCGGCGCTACCAAAAAAGAGGTGGATTTTGAAGCAGCGCAGTTCATGTTGCAGAAGGAAGAAGAGCTTGCGAATCAGCCGAAGCAAAAGAAAGCGGACTATACTCTCCTGCCTCTCACAGAACTGATAGATAAATATATCGAGTCCCGGCTGGTACTGAACAGGTCTCTTACTACCATCCAAGACTACTGGTGCATCCAGCGGAACGGTTTTCAGGATCTGATGCAGATTTGTGTTAAAGATATGGACAAGGAGCTCCTGCAGGAATCCGTCAATATGGAGTCTCAGCGTCCATGTAAACGTAAGAAGGGCGTGACGCTCTCTCCCAAACGTCTACAGAACGAATGGAGTTTGCTTGCATCAGTAATCCGTAAATATACAAGTTCTTTAGATGATGTTCTGCGGAACATTGAGCTTCCAGAGGTTCCCGAGCGTGTGCCCGATCTGATTCCGGCAGAAGTTCTGCTCCCGGCCATTAAAGATACTGAGTTGGAATTGCCTGTATTGCTGGCCGCATGGCTCAGCTTTTCCATGTCGGAGATCCGTGGCCTCACAAAATCAAAATCAATCTCCGGAGATCACATCCGCATTGCAGAGGTCGTGGTGGTTGTAGGTGGTAAAGATCACCGCAAAGAAATTGCAAAAAACAAATACCGTAACCGTACTCACAGGATCCCGCCTTATATCAAGTCCCTGATCGATAAAGTTCCCGGGGACAGGCTCGTTACCCTGACCGAGGCCCAGATCTATCACAGGTGGATCAAGTTTCAGGACGAGCACCGGTTTAAGCATATGACCTTTCATGATCTCCGCCATCTGAACGCATCTGTCATGGCCGCTCTGCGTATCCCGGACAAATATGCTCAGGAACGCGGAGGCTGGAAGTCTGACAAGATCATGAAAAAAGTATATACCCAGACCTTCTCCGAGGTCCGTGTTGCTGTAGATGATAAGATCGACGGATATTTTGACAATATTGCAAATCCCATTATGGAAAAAATGCCGTGGGAAAAGTATAGAGCCTGGCTCACCCTTTTTGGGAAGGAAGATAACAAGAAAAGCCAAAAAGAATTTATGAAGTTTATTGAGGAACAAAAAATTGCTACATAACCGTTTCATGTTGCATTTCAT